CCTAACCGCTGATGGGCAGTTTACCAATCAAACACCGACTAATCTTGGTAGAACAAGGGTCAAGGCTGTTTACATAGTCCCATCAGGCACTGCTGGCAGTATTGTGTTTAAAGATGGCGGTGCTTCTGGCACAACCGTTCTGACTTTAAATACGGTGGCTTCCGCTACGCAGCCCACCTACCTGCTACTTCCCGGTGAAGGTGTTTTATTTGCCACCAATGTCTACGGAGATGTGACGAACATTGGTTCAGTCACAATTTTCTATGGCTAAGAAGAAAGGCCCGGTTCTCTCTGTGGGTCGGGGCGAGAAGCTCCCAATCTCCAAGGGGGCTGGTCTGACTGCCAAGGGCAGGGCCAAGTACAACGCAGCAACTGGCAGCAACCTGAAGGCTCCACAGCCACAAGGTGGCCCCCGCAAGGACTCGTTCTGCGCCCGGATGTCAGGTATGCCGGGACCGATGAAAGACGAGAAAGGCAAGCCGACCCGCAAGGCCGCTGCTCTAGCTAGATGGAAATGCTGACATGGATGACGCAATACAAACTGCCCGTGAACTAGCCACACATGCTTCTGACATTGCACACCTGCAGTCAGACATGGACAAAATGGCTGCGGACATGGTTGAGATTAAAAAGACACTCGCAAGCATCAATAACACGCTCTCTGAGGCCAAAGGTGGCTGGAGGGTGTTAATGATGGTCGGTGGAGCCAGCGGCGTTCTTGGCGCTGGGGTTATGCAGTTACTCAATTGGTGGAACAAGTAATTTTAAAAGGTGGTGATACTATGGCTACAAAAATGAACCCCGGCATGATGGCAATGATGGCTAAGAAGAAAGCCGGTATGCACAAGATGCCTGACGGCAAGATGATGAAGAACTCTGCCATGAACATGGGCGGCATGACTAAAATGGCTGGTGGCGGCATTGAGTCCAAGGGTAAAACCAAGGGCAAGATGGTAAAGATGACTCGTGGCGGCATGGCCTGCTAAGGAAAACATTATGAGAAATACCAAATTTGAAAACGGTGGCGAAATTGACGAAATGGAAGCCGCCAACAAAAGTGAAGACCTAGCGGCGGAACAGCGAGGTGAAAACATCCTCAAGGCTATGCGTGATGCTGAGGCAAAGCCTAAAGCAAAATCAAAACCAAAATTAATGAGTTCTGCTCAAAAGATTGGTTCCCGTGAAGCCATGAGCAAGGAGCCAGCGGATGACACTAAGTTATCCCTGACTGAGCGCATGAAATTAAGTCGTGAACGGGCAAGGACAGGCTCTACCGGGACAGACACACGCTCCGTAAACCAACGTGTTCGTTCGGCATTTGGCATGAAAAGCGGTGGCTCCGTTTCATCTCGGGCAGATGGCATCGCCCAGCGCGGCAAAACTCGTGGCAAGATGTGCTAAGGAGTTAACATGAAAAAACGTAAATTTGCTACGGACGGGTTTGTTAATCCAGCATCTTCTTTTGAAAGTTATCAAAGTGGATTAAAAACCATTGACGATGGTGAAGAACAAGACGCTCGTAATCGAAATGATGCAGCAGAGGCAATGCTTCAAATAGATGCAGTTGAAACACCTAAAGTATCAGCTAAACCCAAAGTAGTTACCATGGAACAATTGCAGGCGTTTAAGAAACAATACGGCGCTGACAAAGATTTAACGGACTACATGAACAAGCAGCAGGGGCTGACACGGCGCGGCGGTTCGACTCCTTCTACTGCAACTCCCTCTGCTAATGCTTATGGTAAAGAGCAACAGTATCAAAGAGCGCAAGAAGCCGAAACATCTCCAGCAGCAAAAGAACGGCGCAAGGCAAAAGAGCAGGCTCAGGCGCTAGAGGCTTCGCGCCCTGAATTAGATATAGCCGGTGGAATGGCTGGCGCTAGTCTTAAAACCATTGCTAAATTAGCAAAAGGTTTGGCTAATCGCGGCGGAGCTAAAACAGCAGCAAAACGGTTAGAACGACCAGACCCAACTTATACCGAGAAAGAACTGGAACTTATCAAAGAAATTCCACGGGAACTTCCGAGACGCGCTAAACAATTGGCGTTGCCATCTCCGACTAAACGCATTGGTTACGATAAGCCAATGAACAAAGGCGGTATGGTCAGTAAGTACGCTTCTGGCGGTTCCGTTTCTTCACGGGCAGATGGTATTGCCCAACGGGGTAAGACCCGTGGACGGATGTGCTGACATGGCAACCTCCGCAGGGGTAAAGCAATTAGTTCAGTCTTTAAAAAAGGCTGGGTTTTATGACGCGAGTAAATCCAAGCGGCTTGGTATTATTGACAAACTTACAACCAAACCACAGCGGGTGGAAATGGTTGATAAGCTGTTTCTAGCCAAGAAACCAGCCAAGAGGAGTGCATCTTGAGAGCCTCACGCGGCATGGGGGACATTAACCCCAGCAAGATGCCTGCTAGTAAGCGCAAGAAGCGCCGTGACGACACGGACTTCACGCAGTATGCTGAAGGTGGGGAAACCAAATCTAAAGTGAATGAAGCTGGCAACTACACCAAGCCCAGCCTTCGCAAGCGCATCTTCAATAGCATCAAAGCTGCGGCGATTGTAGGCACAGGCGCTGGGCAATGGTCTGCCAGAAAAGCACAAGTTATGGCTAAACGATACAAGGCCGCAGGCGGCGGGTACAAAGATTGAAAGCTCCGCAGCAATCCCTCAAGGACTGGGGTGACCAGAAATGGCGCACCAAGTCTGGCAAACCATCTTCCAAGACGGGGGAGAGGTATTTGCCAGAGGCGGCTATCAAAAGCCTTAGCTCTAGTGAGTACGCTGCGACGACCAGAGCCAAAAGAGCAGGTAAAGCAAGTGGTAAACAGTTTGTAGCGCAGCCTAAAGCAATTGCTAAGAAAACCGCAGGATTCAGATAATGACAACTTCAGGCGTTGCTAACTTTGACATGGACTTGAGTGAAGTCATAGAAGACGCATTTGAACGTGCGGGTTCTGAGCTTCGCTCCGGGTATGACATGCGTACTGCACGGCGTTCCCTCAACATCATGTTTGCTGACTGGGCTAACCGTGGCATCAACATGTGGACGATTGAGCAGGGGTCGTTTACCCTGACTCAGGGTTTAAACACCTATGCACTCCCCACAGACACCGTGGACTTGCTTGAGCATGTCATTCGCACCGATGCTAACTCGACATCTAACCAAGCGGACCTGACCATCACCCGCATCAGCATTAGCACCTACGCTACGCTACCCAACAAGCTAACTCAAGCCAGACCCATTCAGGTCATGGTGCAGCGCAACTCAGGCCAAACTTCAGCCACAACGATAACCCTCAACGGAGCGGTAACCGCGACAGCCACCTCTATCACATTGAGTTCAGTCATAGGGCTTGCCGCTGCCGGGTACATCAAGGTGGACAGCGAGATCATCTACTACGGCTACATCGTGGGGAACGTCCTGACGGCTTGCTCCAGAGGGCAGGCCAACACCACCGCAGCCACGCATACAACTACGACAGCGGTGTATGTATCAAACCCCCCTGCAATCACCGTCTGGCCCACTCCCGATGGTTCCCAGACATACACCTTTGTGTACTGGCGGCTGCGTCGGAACCAGAACGCTGGAGATGGTTCGGACACGATGGATGTGCCGTTTAGATTTATACCTTGCGTAGCAGCAGGGCTGGCCTATTATTTGGCACTCAAGCTCCCCAACGGGCTTGAGCGTTTACAGGTATTGAAGGCACAATACGATGAAGCGTGGCAGTTGGCCCAAGATGAAGACCGAGAGAAAGCAGCGGTGCGGTTTGTACCAAGACAGATGTTTATGAGCTAATCATGGGCAACAGGTTTGCGTCAGGTAAGAATGCCATAAGTGAGTGTGACCGCTGTGGGTTTCGCTACAAGCTAAAGCAACTGAAGAAGGAGGTTGTTAAGACTAAAACTTACAACTTGCTGGTCTGCCCAACCTGCTGGACACCGGATCAGCCTCAATTGCAGTTGGGAATGTACCCGGTAGATGACCCACAGGCCGTGCGTGATCCACGCAGGGACTTGAGCTATGTGGTTTCTGGCCTGTTGGTAGACGGATATCCGGGCGAAGGAAGCAGGATATTTCAGTGGAACTGGAACCCGGTAGGTGGGTCCAGAGCAAACGATGACGGACTGACACCCAACTATTTGGTGGCAGAATTAGAACTTGGTTCAGTTACAGTAACTTAGGAGTTGATATGGACAAGAAAGAAGTGAAGGCTATTGCCGACAAAGAAGTTTCAGCGCATGAAAAGCGTTTGCACAAAACCCCAACCAAGTTTGCCAAAGGCGGCAAAACCGACATGGACATGATGAAGTATGGTCGTGGCATGGCTAAAGTTATGAACCAGAAATCTGGAGGTTAATCATGGCTAAATTCAGTCAAAAACTTATGGGCAAAGAAGTTGGTTCTGCCGAAGTTTACGCAGAACCTCACACCATGAGTGGTGGTAAGGTAAGCATCCAAAGTGCTGGCTATGACGGCGGTGACCGGGGTAAAGTAGGCGACGACAGCGTGTCAGTCGGCAATTACCGTAGCAAAGATTACGCAGGTGTAAAGACCAGTGGAATCAAAATGCGCGGAACTGGCGCAGCAACTAAAGGCACAATGTCTCGGGGTCCGATGGCATGAACTACAACGCGCTGGTTGCTTCCATCTCTTCGTACACCGAGAATACATTTCCAACGGTGGACATGAATGTGTTTATTACACAGGCAGAGAAACGCATATACAACGCCGTACAGATTCCAGCACTGCGTAAGAATGTAACAGGCATCACCACCGCGAATAACAAGTATCTGGCCTGCCCAGATGATTTTCTGTCTTCGTATTCTTTGGCAGCAATAGACCCAACCACGGGGGCGTACTCATACCTGCTGAACAAAGATGTAAACTTTATCCGAGAGGCGTACCCTAAGCCAACATCCACAGGGTCGCCCAAGTTCTACGCTTTGTTTGGACCTGCCGTGGCATCCAGCGTGATTACGACAGAACTCACGTTCCTCATTGGACCTACTCCAGACGCTGCCTACAGCATGGAGCTTCATTACTACTACTACCCTGAGACCATTGTTACTGCATCGACCACATGGCTCAGTGACAACTATGACCCGGTTCTTTTGTATGGAACGTTGGTAGAAGCCTACACATACATGAAGGGTGAGCAGGACATGATTACGCTCTACAACACCAAGTTTGCCGAAGCACTGACACAACTCAAACGTCTGGGTGATGGGCTTGAGAGACAGGATTCATACCGCAGTGGACAGGCTAGGATGCCGGTAACATGAGCATCTCCCAAACCCTGACTACATCTTTCAAGCAGCAACTGCTTGAGGCGGTACACAATTTTGCCGCAGACACCTTCTATATGGCGCTGTACACAGCCAACGCTGATATAGGGGCAGCTACCACTGTTTACACAGCGACGGGAGAGATATCGGGTACAGGCTACACCGCGACAGGTCAAGTGATGACAGGCATCTCGGTCAGTGTCACAGACACTACGGCTTTTGTAAACTTCAGCAATGTCGTCTGGACTACCGGCGCGTTTACAGCACGGGGGGCACTGATTTACAATTTAACCAAGAGCAACAAATCGGTGGCAGTACTGGACTTTGGCGCTGACAAAACCACTGCCTCATCGTTTACAGTTGTAATGCCAGCCAACTCATCCACCACCGCATTAATAAGACTGCCATGATCACAACCACCAAAGGTCTGCTGGACGAAGCCCTGCTGGACAAGCGGGAAGGCACCGTAGACAACGACAACGAAACCACGACATGGGTTGAATACTGGTTGGATGGCGAATTGGTACACCGTTCTGCACATGTAGCTCTGAAAAAGTCCATGTTTGCAGGTCTTGAAGCAG